GCCCATTCTGGGCGATGGCCGGCGCTAAGCCGGGATTCGGCTGGCCGGCAATCTGCCCTTTGCTGGGACCGGGCTGCGGACCCATCGCCATACGTTGCATGGCGGTTTGCTGCACCTGCGGCGCGAGCAATACCTCATCCATCCACTCAATTCCGGCGTCATGCGCCATCCTCACGAGGAAGGCGATGGGATCGAATGGGATGCCCATGCTTCCAAATATCTGCGCAGCCGAAGCGACGGCCGGAAGTATTTGCTGCGCGAAGGCCATGGCCTGTTGTAGTCGGGTCTTACTGTCCCTCCGTCCCATTGATTCCGGTTCAATGTTAAAAGTGAAGTCGAGGAAATCGCCCCGACGTGCCTCCGGGGTAAGTATGACTTGCACATCCTGCATTGTCGGCGGTTGCAGGAACGGTTCACCAGTCGGCCCAAGCACAGGGCCACCGGGCACCATCTGGCGCCGGGTGAGCGGAATCTTCATCAGCGGGTCGGTGTGAAAATACCATGCGCGCTTCCGAGCCTCGCCCGCGGCCATCTGGTACACGAGGTCTTTCATGTCTTCCAGGCCTATGCTCGCATTCTGTTGCAGGACGTTCACCGCGGTCGCGCTCTTGCCTTCAATTCGCTGACCCCCAATCTGGTCGGGGTTTGCGGCCATCTGGTTGAACCAATCCTGCAACTGCGCGAGATTGCGCTCGTTACTGTTCTGCTGGCCCCCGAAATGATAAACCTGGACACCATCGGGATCGTCAACCTTGACTGCTTCGCCATCGCCGGCATCACGAAGTTCCGTCGCATCATCAGCCGATGATGCTTTATAACCCATTATGTCTTTTTGCCGTTCCGCCTGTTCCACAATCTTTTTGGCCATGCGATTAGCCAGGACATGAAGATCATACCAAATACCCACGGTAGGGATAGGAAGCGGGTTTCCAGGTACAGGTGGTGTAAGGGAGAGTAGCGTATATGGGCCTTCTTTGACCCCATAATAATCATCCACACGCAAATAATCATCAAACAAAACATCATCAGACCCAGGCACCGTAACGATAGCATTGGCTGATGGAACCCAGATTTCGGCAATTTCGACTTCATCTTCCAGATCGTAGTTATCTTCAACATTGATCTGTCGCATCGACAAGTCGAACGCTTGACGCTTCCGCCGTTCGTCGCTACAAATCGGGAGTCGGTTCACAAGGTCTTCATCATACAAACCCGTCTCAAGCAGAGTCCGGCGGGGCACTCGAATCTTATCGCCAATAAATGCCGCGTCCCGGAACATGTGGTCTCGACAATTCGGGTCAATAACGAAGTTGTCAAAGTCTACCTTCTCAGTGTAAACGGTACCAGGGTCAAGAGATTCTTGGCCTTTATCATCGTCAAATACCGCAACGCTTCCGGATGTGGTGAGGCCAGTTTTGAGAACTCCGAGTGTGAATAAGGCGTCAACGATGACACTCCGGTAAGTATTTCGGATGTCAATCTGCATGTCGTGGTTATCAAGGGCGAGTCCGAGAAGATTTGCATATTCCCTCGCTTGCAGATAAGGGGTCATTACCGTATGTTTCGGGAACGACATCACCATTGTCGGGATCAACACACGGATGGCGTTGAAGATCAGATTGATCGGGGCCGTACCTACCTCGCCCTCAGTCTTATCATAATATGAACCGCAATACTCCTGGATGAAATGAACCCGCGCGGCCCGGAAGGCGTCCAGGCGTTTGAACCCGCGCTGCACGGTAAGTTGGAATTTCCGTGGACTGATTTCATCCGTGTAGCTCATTAAATTGAACCTCCAACAACAACCGAATACGTACCAGCAGTGACCGCGGCCATATAGTTACACCTATGCTGTTTGTAATTCTGCGAAATTAAACCGTTTTGGATACCGGGCGCCGCTGTCCGATTTTTCTAACTTTCGTCGCTTTTTCCATTCAGCCAATCGGTGCCCAAAGGATCGTTGCGGGACAACCCGTTCCATGTCTCGCCACTTGGGCATTTCACTGAGGGCCAACACGGCAAGCATGTCGGCAATAACGCGATCTCCATGAGTCTTACGGGCGCTGGCGCTTTCGGCGACAAGTTCAGCCGGCCCGATTCCACCGTCATCATATCGGATGTAGGTGAGCGCTTCGTCCAGGGCTGCGGCACTTCGGTTAATGTATTTGCCATGGGCATAAGCTCGGCGTAACAGTCCAAGGGCCGTGGCCTTGGCTTCGGTATCCGACCGCCATCCATAGCGTTTGCCAGACTTCTCAGACAATGTGCCGCTTTGCCGACGAAAATAAACATAAGGATATTTATACGTTCGACAAAGCTGCCGCCCAAAGTCCATGCCCGGATCGCCATTGTTCTCCCAGATGATAAGAGGGCGCCGGTTACGTCCCCCGACCCATATCGCGGCAGCGCATGTGATGCGCGCCAATTCATACGGCGGGGTGTTCGCATCCGCAAATTCTGCAATTTTCTCTCGTGTCTCATTGCATGTCACATTGATAATGGAGTTACTCGCGCCCTGACCCTTGCTGATATCAATCGACAAGGTATACGAATAACACTGATCCGGCCGGCCCTTAATCAAATGCGTCCAGATCGACCACGGCCCTGTGGCGAAGTTCAGGGATAATTTCAAAATACTTCTACGAGAGATCGCTTCCACGACATCCTCGTCGGATAGCCGGGATCGGAACTTAATTGTAGCGTGTCTACGAGGCGGCTTACTGAATAAGCGTTTGTGCTGCTCAAGGATGTGAGCTTCAAAGAATGTATCTCCTGAACCGATGTGATCCATGTCGAGTTCGGTGGCAACTTCTTTGGGGGTGCTGGTTGCACAGTACTGATCGTACCAGGGACTTCGGATGTGCCACGCACCGTTTTCATCTTGCACGACATATCGGCCGGCTCCTTTCTCTGGATGTTCCCACCAGGGCATAACGAATACCGGGATTGACCCGCTCATCCGCCATTTGCTATATGCCGTGCCGGCGCCCCAGGGGGTTGAGGATACGAGTCGGCATGCTGTCACGTCCTTCGTGGACTGCTTGATCGCCTCCGCTTCCTTGACCTTGGCGAATTCATCTAAGTAGATCGAAGTGCGGCGATCTGATGAGCCGGCAGCTGCGTTCGCTGATTCCGCATCTATTCGGGTCTGCGTATCCAAGTTGACAATATGCAACTTCTTTCGCAACAGTCTTGGAAGCATCCATGAAGGTAGCCGAGACAGAATATAATCTATTTTTCCAAAGAGCGTACCCGGATCGCTCAGCGTCCCAAAGGGGTAATTTTTTGGTAATCCGTCGAGCGAATCGCATGCATCCTCCTTGCGAGAGATCATCAGATGACTCTCGTACTGTCGGAACAAAAGTCGATGAGTATAGACCGCTATGTGCATCCATGTTACTCCCATGTCACGGGACTTGTCGGTCAATAGCGAATCGCCCTCATCAATGCAGCGTTCAATGTCCAGGATTCCCACGTCCTGCCGCGGCCATGTCACGAAGGGCAGATGCTTCGCGTCGGATTGTTTAACCTTGCCACCCTCGCCGGCCTCGAAAACCCGGAGAGTGAAAACGAAGGTGTTGATCCAAAACAAAATGGATTGGCTGCACGCGGTATAAAGATCGCGCTGCACGTCCTGATCCTGTTCCGCAGCTTGCAAAAGTCGAATGCGGTACGCAAGATTTCGCTCCGGTACCTTGGGCACACGCAAGCCGGTAATGGGGCATTCCCACATGTCGGGTAACACAATGGGAGTTAGGACGGGTTTCTCGGCAAAGGCGTTAGCCATGAATTCCGACTTGCACTAATGCGGACAATGGCCGGTGTACCGGGGACATCCTGGGCATGGCGCGAACGGCCGCGGCCAGCTTAACTTCTCCCGTAGCCCGGCGCCGGAGAAAGTCTTCGGTCTTGCCGGCTTGAATCACATCAAGCGGAAGTTGATTTTTCCAATCACTCAGATTCATTGAATAACTCCCGTGTTCGAGTGATGGCGCGATCCTTGAGAACTTCAATAAGCCCTATCTGATGGGTCAAAGAGCCGGTACGAAAATATTTAGTAACAGGCTCGCCTACTGTGCCTTTGGGTATAAAGCCGACAACCAATGTATGGCACCGATTGCTTAACTCGTACAATAACCCTTCCGTCGATGCCAGGGTCAAATCTTCGCTGGATTCCATATCTTCATAACTCATGATTCGCCTCTTTAACTGCCGATGCATGACGTTGGCCGCAGGACTGACAGACTATGACCTCGCGGAAATCATGCACACACCAGCATTCGGCGTGACAATGTTCACAATCCCAGGACTCAATTACCAGAGGACCGTTCACTCCCGTCGCGTCGATTATCGCATCCAGCACCGGCCCCAGCGCCAGGATCTTATTTGGTGACTCCAACGACGGCAGGCTCCGATCGTGACTTGCGCGGCGGCGGCCCTTGCGCCACACGCGCAGCAGCATTGGTAATAGCAACGAAAGACTCACGAACCCGATCAGTAGCCGTAATTGCATCGGTCTTCTCCTCGCCGGACGTAGGAGCCGGCTTACCTTCAATCCGGTCGTAAAGAAAGGTCTGCGCCCAAGGGGCCGGCGCATGGGGAATCTTGATCGCGTTCCCGTGGTCATCCAATGACTTCTCAATGTAGCCGAGCGCCTGATCCCAGATGAGTTGCGCCAGCACGTCGGCACGAGTCAGGGCATTGCCTTCATCGTCGCAACTGATGGCCTGCACGGCGAGTTCACGCAGCGCCGCGGTGAGCCGGGCGCGACCTGGGGCACGAGGTTGGGATACGCTGGTGGCGGGCATTAGAATTTAACCTTTGGGGCGACGTACTTGACGAACAACGACTTGACCTCGTACACCGTATAGGCGCCGAGGGTCAAACCGATGCCGAGGACATAGGCGGCGAACAACGCGGAAAATAGATCGGGCATGATGCCTCCTGTATTAGTAAAACGCGCGACTGGGCGCGCACTGCCACGACTTCTGACCCTGGTAATCCTGGGCAACAATCCGGCCGGTGCCCTGCAATCCGTAACTGAATGTGCTGGGGCCGCTGGTTAGCAGGGACGGTGTAATACCGACCGGAAGGGACTTGCCCTCCTTGCCGGATACATCCAGTGACTCCACGCCATTGATACCGCCGAGCGTGCCAATAGTCGTGGCCTGGGTTGCAGACGTGGCGCCAGCGGCGACGTTCAGTACATAGAGCAAATTGCTCGTATCGTCATTAGTGGCGAGCGTCAACTCGTCGATGATGAGGCGCTCGTAGGACTGCAGCGTGCGAAGTAACCCATTGGCATCATAGATGCCCACGGCCACGCTGGTGACATTGGCCACGGCGCCTTGATAGGAAAGGTTAACTGTCTCGCCTTGTGTTGGAACGCTGTGCATGCGGGTCTGCCTTCATTCGCTAAATTAAATAGGGGCCGATACCATGTATGGCTGTATCGGCCCCCAAGGTTTGCATCATGGGTAGGTCTCCGTTGATGCCCCCAGGTGAGACTACCACACTGGGTTGAAGTGCCTGTATGGCACCTATATAGTGTACCACACAAATGCCCCAATGGCAACTTTACAGTTTGTAAAGATCAATATTTTTATTTGGTGGCGGGTGACTATCAACC